CCGCTGATGACTTTCTACGTATCTAGTCTAGATTATGATCGTCCCAGAATGCAAGAACCCTATCACGTGAGCAAACTCAATGTGCGTCAACGTGCATATGATACTGAAACAGACTCATTTGAGACCACACAAGGCAATGCATTCACAGTAGAGCGTCTGATGCCTGTGCCTTATAAACTGGGCATTACATTAGACATTTGGACTAGTAATACTAACCAAAAAATGCAGTTGTTGGAACAGATACTGACCTTGTTCAATCCCAGTTTAGAAGTGCAAAGCACAGACAACTTTATTGACTGGACCAGTTTAAGCGTGGTTGACCTAGAGTCAGTAACCTGGACCTCAAGAACTGTACCAATTGGCACAGAGAATCCCATTGACATGGCCACTATCAAATTCAGTTTGCCAATTTGGATCAGTTCGCCAGCCAAGGTCAAGAAATTAGGCGTGGTAGAGCGTGTGATCATGAGCATGTATGATGCTCAAGGTGATTTAAGCAATGCGGTCACCGACAATGATTTGTTGTTGGGCACTAGAGTCATCGTCACTCCGTGGAACTATGAAATTGTGGTAATTGGCAACCAAATACAATGCTTACAGGGTCGTACTATTGTGCCAAATGGTGCCAATGATGATTTGACTCCCACAGCAATTGTGGCTGGTAGTAGTCTGTTGTGGCCGGCTGTGATCAGTGCTTATGGTGTACTACGTCCGGGTATCAGTCAAATACGCTTGGATCAAGAAGACGGCACTACAATTGTGGGCACTATAGTGATCAACCCCAATGATGATCGATTGTTGATTTACGACATTGATCAAGACACAGCACCACAAAATACTCTAGATCCCATCACTGCTATTATTGATCCATTGATTTCTGGACCCAATTATGGATTACCTGCACCGGCTGTGGGTCAACGCTATTTGTTGACCGAGGCCACTGGCGCAACAATCAACACATACCCTCCAGAAGCATGGCAAGGTGCTGTAGGGCAACAGTTGATAGCATCTGCTAACGATGTGATTGAGTGGACTGGTACTTACTGGCGGATAGTTTTTAATAGTGTGGCACAAGCAGACACTGTTCAATATGTCACAAATATCACCACTGGTGTTCAATACGAGTGGACTGGAGCGGAATGGATTAAAAGTTATCAAGGTGTTTATGTTGGAGGCACATGGAGTCTAGTGCTTTGAAAGCAGTGGGTGTGTGGTTCCGTAGTCGGGACACCGGACGCTATCTTTATCTGTTACGCAACGATGCCAAGCATCCGGGTGCCTGGGGACTGCCAGGAGGCAAGATTGAAACAGGCGAAACGTTGTTGGGTGGCATGGAACGTGAGTGTATTGAAGAACTGGGTTTCTTTCCCACTTACTTGCGACTGATACCGCTAGAAAAATTTACCTCAGCAGATGCGGCTTTTGAGTATCACACTTGGGTTTGTATTGTAGATGTAGAGTTTACACCTAGACTCAACTACGAACACATGGGATATGCTTGGATTGATGCTGGTACTTGGCCCCGACCCATGCATCCAGGATTATGGAATACTATGAATATTGATGCTGTTCAGCAAAAGATACAGCAAGTAGAACAGACTTTATAGTCTACCAACCACAACTTCAATTGTGCCTGACGCACCGTTAAAGTTTTCCAGTGCTTTGCCAATCACTGTGCCCATGGCAGGTGTGGCACAGGCTTGTGCAAATCCATTACCGGCTGTGACCATCATGTCACCTTTGCGTACTGTGCCTTTGACCAAAGTTGGTACACGACCTTGAAGAGCGACTGCTACCTTGTGTTCGCTTTCAAGCACACTGTTCATCAAGTGTGCAGGGTTGGTAGATACAACTCCAGCCACTCTAGTACTGCTGGCTACAGAACTTATGGTAACTTCGTTGGTGCCGCCAAAGTCTAACACTGTGCCTGGTTCATACTTGGCATCTGCTGAATAAAGTTCTGCCAAGTCAGCATATTGTGCTGTGGTTGCTTTGCCAAACACAGTGTTGAAGTAAGCAGTTGCACCACCAATATTGGCTGAAGCATTGGCACTAGTTGGCATAATATTGCTTGAGATATTGACATTGCCAGTGCCATTGGGTGTGAGCACTATGTTGGCATTGGCTGCTGAGGTTTGTATGTCCAACTGAGCCGAATCAACAATGGCTCCACTTATCAGTAGATTACCACCGGTGATGTTGCCAGTGGTCACAGTCAAACTTGAGCCAGTAATTGCGGCACCAGTAATTGCACCAGTGGCTGAAATCAGGCCAGCTGTTCTTAAATTGCCACCCTGTATGTTACCAGTGGCTGAAATCAGGCCAGCTGTTCTTAAATTGCCACCCTGTATGTTACCAGTTGCACTGAGTATACCGACGGGTATGTTGACATTACCAGTGCCGTTAGGATTTAGGTTAATGTTGCCATTACCACTGGTATTGATCCATAGTTCACCTATGTCAACAATGTTACCAGTTAAACTTATATTGCTTGCACTAGTAATGGTTCCAGTGGCACTTATCAAACCAGCAGTCAACAAGTTACCACCTGTGATGTTGCCACTTACGCTGGTTACACCAGTAACAAATGCACCTGTGGTGGCAAACACAGCCACGTTGGCAGTACCGCCAATGCCAACTGTTATGTTTCCACCTGAACTCACAACCCTGGCATTTGATGTGCCGTTTATGATTTGAGTGGCATCTACACCGGTAAGTTGACTACCATTGCCAAGAATGTAACTGCCCGTGATATTACCTGTGGCACTGACTATTCCTGCTGTTCTTAAATTGCCACCTTGTATGTTGCCAGTTGCACTTACGATACCACCTGTAAGCAAGTTTCCACCAGTTACGTTGCCTGAAAATGTTGCAGTAGAAACAACCAGCGTGCCAATGATGTTTCCGCCGTAAATGTTGCCCGTGGCAGAAATAATGCCAGCACTGGATATGATGTCTCCTGTTGCTGATATACCTGTTGTGCCGTCTAGAGTTAATGCCATTCGAATTAGTCCTTGCTATATTTATGGTGCGTAAGCATATAGGGTAGACGTATCAGGCACATCAATATGATATCCTGCTCCTATAGTTACAGGGCCCAATAACAAAGCATTTACCCCATCTGCTACTGATACGTTGGCACTCAGCAATTTTGGCCCCGCAAATGTACCGTACATGGTCAAACTGCCCAGATTAATGACCACAGTATTTGCCTGTCCAGCCACGCTCATGGCAATATTGCCTGATGCTACAGGAATGTCGATATTTGTAGCACCGTTTGCAATCTGGTCAGCAGTACCAGCACTGAGTCCGGTTAAAAACGCACCATTTCCAATGTAAAAATTACCAGTGATGTTGCCTGTTGCTGAAATCTGCCCAGCAGTTAGGATGTTACCACCTGTGATGTTGGCTGTGACTGATACCACAGCGCCCAAGTGGCTTGAACCGGTTATGGTACCTGTTGCACTTACAAGCCCTGCTGTGAGTACGTTACCACCTGTGATATTGCCTGTTGCTGTAACTACACCGCTTGTGATTAAATTACCACCCGACACGTTGGCAACTGAAATGATATTGCCAGTGGCTGTGAGTATGCCTGCTGTGAGTATGTTTCCACCGGTGATGTTGCCAGTGGCAGTCACTAGTCCACCAGTCAAATAGTTGGCCGCTGTGCTGTTACCAGTACTTGATATTAGTCCATTGTTTAAGATGTTGCCACCGGTTACGTTGGCAGTTACTGAAACAACTGTGCCTAGAAAACTTGATCCAGTTACTGTACCAGTTGCTGAGATCAATCCGGCTGTTCTTAAATTGCCGCCAGTGATATTGTCTGCGCTTGTGATTGTGCTAGTTGCGGATATCAATCCAGCAGTTAATATGTTGCCACCTGTAATGTTGGCCGTTACTGCCAACGAAGCCAATGTTCCGACACTTGTGATGTTGGTTTGTGCGGCTGTGGTCAATGTACCTGCAATGCCTGTGCCACTCAAGTTGCCGCCTGTGATATTGCCAGTTGAACTGATCAATCCGGCAGTTAAGATGTTACCACCTTGAATGTTGCCAGTCACACTCAAAATACCAGTAGGTATGTTTGTTTGTCCAGTTCCGTTTACATTGAGGTTAATGTTTCCGTTGGCTGAGGTATTAACCCACAGTTCGCCTGCATCGACAATATTACCGGTTAAACTTATATTGCTGGCACTAGTGATTGCGCCCGTGGCACTTATTATACCAGCAGTTAGTAGATTACCACCAGTGACGTTGGCTGTAACACTTACTACAGCACCCAAATGACTTGTACCAGTGACAGTTCCACTGGCACTTACTAGTCCTGCTGTTAGTACATTGCCACCGGTGATGTTAGCTGTGGCTGAGATCAATCCACTTGTGAGTAAGTTACCACCAGTGACGTTGGCTGTAACACTTACTACAGCACCCAAATGACTTGTACCAGTGACAGTTCCACTGGCACTTACTACGCCACCAGTCAAGATGTTGCCACCAGTTATATTGGCTGTTGCTGATATTAATCCACTTGTACTTAAACTACCTGCTGAAATGTTGCCGGCACTGACATTGGCCACTGTGGTATTGCCACTTACTGAAAGTGTACCTGTGGCGCTGATTGCACCACCTGTCAGCACATTACCACCTGTAATGTTGGCTGATGATATTATGTTGCCACTGGCACTTATGATGCCAGTTACATATTCACCTGTTGTGGCAAACACCGCCACGTTTGCGGTGCCGCCAATATTGACTGTGGCATTACCACCTGCGCTGACTATTTTTACATTGCTTGTGCCGCTGGCAATGTTGCTGGGATTGATACTAATCCCCGTTAATTGTGATCCGTTGCCTAAAATGTAGTTGCCAACCACGTTGCCAACGGCGCTGATCAAGCCGTTGGATACAATGGTGTTGGCAGTTATGATGTTGGCTGTGGACAGTATGCGTGTCCACGTGTTACCGACGTTGGAAAACTGATATGTTATGTTGTTGACAACAGCAGTTTGGCCGTTCGTCGGCGCTACCGGAAAGGCCATTTTCTATCCTTTATTGCATACAAATCACGATTTCGATAGTGCCTTCACCGCCGTCAAAGTTCTCCAATGCTTTACCAATAACAGTACCTGTTGAAGGATTGGCTTCGGCTCGCGCACGTCCATTTCCAGCAGATACCATCAAATCGCCTTTGGCGATAGTACCAGTCACTTGAGTTGGCACACGACCAACCAAAGCCACAGCCGTCACGTGAGCCCCATTCAAGGTGGAGTTCATCAGGTGAGCAGGGTTGGTAGATACCACACCCGCAACCCGCTTGCTAGAATCACATGTACTTATTGTGACTTCTTGTGTGCCGTCAAAATCTAACACAGTTCCTGATACATAAGCCGCGTCAGCCAAGTAATTTTCAGCCAAGTCAGCGTATTGTGCTGTGGTTGCTTTACCAAATATGGTGTTAAAATAAACAGTTGAGTTGCCAATGTTTCCAACGCCGTTGGCATTGGTATTGTTGATGTTGCCAGTATTGACGTTACCAGTTGATACTGTCAAACTTGAGCCAGTAATTGCGGCACCAGTAATTGCACCAGTTACACTTACCACAGCACCCAAGTGACTTGATCCAGTGACAGTACCTGTAGAACTAATCAAGCCTGCTGTTCTTAAATTACCACCTGTGATGTTGGCAGCACTGGTGATAGTCGAAGTGGCTGATATCAATCCGCCAGTTAATACGTTACCACCTGTGATGTTGGCAGCACTGGTG